AGTGTCACCCAAGCCTTTGTTGGCTGCATCACCTAAGATGTCTTGAACTACTGCCTTTTTTACTCTTAGCTTCTGAGCGATCTTACCGGCTGTGAAGCCTTCGTCGTTTAATTGAAAGATTTTTTCGTTTAATTCCATTTTATTGTTTTTTAAGGTTTATATTAATTCTCCATTTTTAAAATCTATATAGTCTTCGTGTAGCTCTTCAGCTATAATCAGTTTACTTTGCTTTATAGATAAGTATATAGTTTGAATACCTAGCTTAGATTCGTCAGCTAAAGTCCTGAATGACTTACCTGTTTTTAAGTAAGTTTTAAACAGCTCATAGTCGAACCAATCAACTTTTGATTTTAGAACTTCATACATCTTAGTTTCTAGAAGTTCCTCAGCTAACTTATCTTTATCTATACCTTTATCTTCTAACATGTACTTCTCCTCAATATCGTACTGATCACCTAAGAAGTTATATCTACACTTTTTAACTCGCTTCATCTCATTAACTATAATAGACCTAACTGTAAAAAACATGTAGCCTTTTGCAGCTTTACCATCTGTTATAATTTTATCATATAAGTCATCATATCTCATAAGCCTTATATAAGCGTCCTGAATAAAGTCCTCAGCGTAGTTTCTAACCTCAAAGTTATTACCTGCTATAGCTTTAGCCATAACTATAAACTCATCGTGATTCTTTGCTAATAACTCTATAGCTTCATTAGTTTTAGTCATTTTTTTAAAATTTAAGTTTAGTACTAAATTTATTTGATGATATAACATCTTTACCTGCTATAGTAAATTGAGTATTAGAAGGCTGCATTCTCATTGATATAGGTTGGTCCTGTGGTGTAGGTCTACCTCCTGTTTCAGTCTCCTTAACTTTAGTTACATGAATGTCCGAGAACATCCATTTTTCAGCGTGCTGAGTATACCTGTGAATAGTAATCACATCGTCTGCTCTATTCCCCCATTTACCGCCACCTTCTACGTCAGCCATACTAGGAGGCATAGGTAGTCCTGCATACTCATGGTCGTTAGGGTGTTTACGTCTTAGAGCTTCTGTTACAGCGTGAGTGTTTAACCACATTGATACTGAGTTCCTCTTACAAAATAGTCGCATCTCTGAAGCTATCTGATAGTCATATTCATGACCACCTACTGAGCGTAATAACGCTGCGTCTTTAGCGAGTGAATTGTAAGGATCTATTAACAGACCATCATAATCGTATACTTCTTTTATCTTTTGAGCTTCACCCATTAAGGTTCTAGCTGTGTAGATTTTGTCTACTGTGATAATTTTAAAGTGATCGTTGATCCATTGTAACTCAGTTTCTATAACTGCATCAGGTATTTGCTGTACGGGTGTAGCTGTTTTAAACTCTATTAATTTCCGTGCTATTGAATAATCGTTGTTCTCTGAAGAGAAAATCAACCATTTTAAATCGTGCTTTAAAGCATAAGCCATCATCATATAGAGTATTACAGTTGTTTTACCTGTATTAGCGTGTCCTACGCATATATTAAAAGCACCTCTCTTAAACCGCAACCATTCGTCTATCTCAGGTATGTCTAGTTTCAAGCCTTGCTCGATTCTATCATACTTTACGTCTAGTATTTTTTCTTTGAGACTTTCTATAGTTGCAATCATTTGTTATAATTTTAGGGTTTTAAAAAAGGGTTTTAATATAGTGGTAAGAATAAAGGAGGCTTTTACACCTCCCTTAGTAATTTAGAACGGAAGATCCGGAGTCTCTCTACCTGCTGTAGACTGCTCTGAAGCCACTGTCCCTGACTCTACGAAGTCAGCTTTTTGAATAGTACCGTCTGAGGTCCAAACTACTCGACCATTACCTACATACACCTTAGCCTCTTTAGCTTCTCTCTGCTCTTTAGACTGATTGTTAGTAGCTGAAACGTTCTGACCGTATTGATTAGTCTCGTCTTGTACTGTGATTGTTACATTAGCCCATCCTTTGTCGTTGAACTCTAATTTTTCTTTGTTTAATCCTACTGTGATAATTGTTGCCATAATTTTACGGGTTTTAATTGTTATTTATTATTTATTATTGACTGTGCAAACATACAAAATATAAATGATATATGCAAGCTTTTTTTGATTTATTTTAAATTATTTTTTTACCTATCAATACTTTTACGTCTGAAGTAACTAAATACTTAGCTTCTATTTGATCAATAGTGCCTCCATTTTTAATAAACTCAATAGCTTTTAAGAACTCAGGTGTATTAGCTGATAACTTAGCTTTGCTAGGTCCTTTCTTACCGTGAGAGTTAGTAGCGTCAGCATCTGCAGAATCATCTATTAAGAGTAAGTTGCCTAGAGAGTATTTCTTACCATAAGAACTAGCTGAACCATACTGTTGAGCTGTAGCCATTCCTTTTTGATTAAGGTCCACTCCTACAATAGCTGTAGAACTTATAGAACCGCCTTCTAAGTCAAACATAGTAGCTTCACTCTTTATTACAGCATCTGCTAATAGCTCTTCTCTAATTAAGAAATATACACCATACTTAGTGTTAAATGGTTTTAATGATTCTAGGATGTCTTCAGCTGATCTAAATTTATAGCCTCCGAACTTGTTTGTTTTAGTCTTAGCTACTTTTAGCTCGACTTGAATTTTTGATAATTTTTCTTGAATAGTCATTTTTAAGGGTTTTAATTGTTATTATTTTCTTTTAGTCATTTGTTCTATTAAGTCTTCTAAGTCTAGCTGAGAGTCATCTTTACTGTTATAGGTGTAGGAATCAATGGCATCTTTAATAAAATAAAGTACATCTACCTCTCTATCTATAGCATAAGACATATTAACCAATGCATCGTGATCCATTTTAGATGGTATTACTCCATCTTGTTTTAATACATTCTCTTGCTTATTTTTAATAGCAAAAAATAGTTTAGCTTCTATCTTGTTTAAAGCTCTTTCTTTTAATTGTTTTGGTGATAACATTTTTTAAGGGTTTAATTATTGAGTTGCAAACATACGAAATATAAATGATATATGCAAACTTTTTATAACTTATTTTAAATTAACTTGTGTTTTAACACTTCTAGTTTAACTACTTCTTTCTGATCTTCATTTAACTTACTGTATCCTACGTTGTTAAATAACCTGTGACTTACTAGGTCGAATATTAGTTCTGACTGATAATTACTCATATCTTTTATTGTTTATTTTGTTTATATATCTGTAAAAAGTTCTTTTAGAAAGACCCAAAGCCTTAGCTATTGTAGCGTTGTCTAGCTCTTCTCTTACTTCTAGTATTAACTCTACTTTCTTTATAGCCTTATATCTTTTGTTGCTTATTTTAACAACAGCTTTAAGTTCTCTATCTATCATGTTTACCTTAGCCATTTCAATCCTAGCTTCTAACTTAGATTCATCTTCATTTCTTTTAGTTAGTTCTAAGGTCCAATTAGCTATGTTAAACGCCATATACTCTTTAAGGTTTTTAACGTCCTTAAATAGCTTAATACAGTGCTTAGACCACGTGCCTGACAGCTTGTGCTCCCATGTGTATTCATAACCATCATAGATATACCTGTGATTAGTTCTTTTAGTTAGTGATTTAAGGTCTTTATTAGACCATGAGGTTTTTATGTTTTGTTTCATTTTGTTATTATTTAATGCAATGATACGAAAATTATTTTTATTATGCAAGCTTTTTATAACTTATTTTATTATCAGGGGGTGATTAACCCCCCTTTAATACGTCCGGACATCACTCGAACTAGGCTATTATATCTATTATAATTCTTACAAAAAACATAAACACGATAACGTCTTTGAGAGTAGATTCTAGCCTTTTTAATTTCTTTTTATTTGTTTTCATGTTATTATAACGAGTTTATTTAATTCCGTTTTATTTTAGTGCTTTTAAAATGTATTCTAGGACCTCAGCATGTTCTAGATGCGAGTCTCTTATAGCTTTAAGACCTCCTACGTCTAGTCTATCTATTTTAATGTTTAACTCTAGAAGTCTAACTTCGCTTGTATATAGACCTTTCATTCTATCTA